TGTTGAACCTTTTATGTTCTGGGCTGTTTACTACATCACTGATGTAATAAGCGTTCTGTGCAGCTTCGATAATTGTAGGAACATCATCAGGGTGAATCCCATCTTGTGTTCTTGCCCAAAACTGGATTCTTTCAGGACTATTTAGTAACTCTTCAGTCAATCCTATATCCTGAAGATCACTCGCTGAAGTTGCGCTCTTTAACTGCCCCACCAAGGTTTGAGTATTAGCCTTGGAGAAATCTTTATCTACGCCTGTGTTGGATTTTAACCGTTCACGTGCAGAACTAAGTGTCGAGTCAGCTTCAACTTCACGAATTTCACGGTCAGATAAACGCTCGTTATTGATCAGTTTTAGACGAAGAGCTTCCTGACGAGCCTTCTTAGCGTCGTCGGCAGCTTTTAGCCGTGATGCGATATCGGCAGCATTTAGCTTGTCAATCTCACGCTGGACGTTAGCGACATAAGTCTGCCAAAGCTGTGGTTTACCCTTCATCGAGCCTTTGTAATCTTCAGGCATCGTAGAGAGGACTTTGATGTCTCGATTAGCCTTAGCTTGCTCATAGGCTGCGTTGGTGATGTAAGTGTTACGATCCCCACCAGCAATGAACCCATTGCCACCAGCGGCCTTCCAGAAGCTGTCTCGAGACTGTAGAGCTTCCCAATCACCGGATGCTGCTAGAGCTTTATCAGTGTTCTCGAAGTCATTCTTAGTGTCTTGAAGCTGGGCTGCACGTTGGCTTGATACGAACTGCTGTATTTGAGCAGATCGGTTAGCCTCGAGGTATCCTAGCATCCCAGATTGGAACGCCATGTTAGAACCTTTGTAGGCATCTCTAATATAGGATTCAGCCTGTGCAAAGCCTGTGTTGAGGCCTTCTAGGGTGTTAGGGGTTCCTGTTGTAACCCCGTCATCATCGGTGTTCTGTGAGCCGATACCAGATAAAATACTCTGGAATGTCTCATCACGTTCAATTGTTTTCTTTCCACTTGCTTCAAGAATAAGCAACTTGCGTGGCATATTCATGTCTGGGAAAAGGGTGTCTAATTCTGCAACATCTGTGGTGTTGTCATCTTGAAGTGCCTTGGTTACATAACCATTGAATTCAAGCTCAAACTGTTTGTTAGCCTCATCAATCTTTCGACGATCACGCTGTTGAGATGCGTTCAGTACAATTCCCAAACTCTTTGCTAGTAAACCCGCAGATGTACCAGCACTAGGGTCGGCTTTGTATTGTACTGCTCCTGACCCCTGTTGCCCGATGCCCCTCGCAAGGGGCGACAAAGGGGTTATATCAACCGTACTCCGTGCCATGTCTTTTGTTCCTTATTAAGCTAAGAATGAAGGGAGGAAACCATTCCCACCAGCTTCAACTTGTCGAGTATTTGCGCCTTGAGTTGCACCCGCAATTCCAAGGACTGCCCCTAGAGGACTAGGATTGGCTTTTAGAGGGTTACTCGCATAAACTTGCTCGAGGTTCTTTTGTAGACCTCGACCTTGTGCGTTGTAAGCTCGATCTAGGACAGCTTCCTGATCTTTAGAGCGAACAGTGTTTCTGGCTCCCGCCTGAACAATAGCAGAGATAGCGTTGGTAACAGATTTTCCTGTTACACCCTCGGATGCGTTAGAAGTTACTGCTGTAGCTTTTGCTGCTCTGTTGGCTAGAATTACATCAAATTCTGACTGGTTTTGCGCCCTGATATTCGCTGAATAATCTTCTTGGGCTGCGCCTGTCTGGTAATTATATTCTTCCCGTCCACTGACAATACTGGCATTAGCGGCTGCATTAGCTGCATCGGTTTCTTCCCGCTGCTGCTGATATTCCATTAATGCCTTACCGCCTTGGAGGGCTGCTGTTGCGTCACACATTTTCAAACCTTCCAAATTCATAAAACGGCATATCGTATGCGCCCCAATTCACCTCTCGGATGAATGAGAACCCACACCATTTGAGCCATTTATGGTGAACTGTGTTTCTTTTGTCTGTTAGGTTCCACAACAGGTCTGCCTTAGACTCTCTGTGGAGTTTGGATACGTAGTTCCTACTTTCTCGCAGGAACTGTCTGGAATGGCGGTGTAGGTCATTACTAGCCAAGAGCCATACCAATGCAGAATTCTCTTCATCTGGTACTGACCCATATAAGGCTATAGGAACCTCGCCTTCCATTATAGATATAGATATTGGTGAGCTTTCCACCGACCTTGAGAGGCCAGTAAAGGCATCAAGATCGGAGGTAGCTTTTATTTCTTGCTTGTCTGCTTCCCGAAGCCGTGAGGCTAATGACGAGATATGCCAAGCCTCAGTGATTTCGGTATGTAGCATTTTATACTCTTCTGGCAGCTTTTGCTGTCCACTGACCTGTCCATTCTGTTCCTGTAAAGGTGCAGTGGAAGGGAGTGTCATTTAACAGCTCGATTTTCGTGTAAAGATTTTCTCCCATAACAGGGAACTTAAACTCACCATCGTCCAGAGAAAGTCCACCTAGGATATTATTCTGTGAGCCTAGGTTTCGTCCTGAGAATGTGTAGGTGTAGGGCGTCCGTCCTCTGTTAGTTACTCTTGCAGAGAACTGAGCAGTATCTTCATATTGAACAGATAAATATCTTAGCGATACCCGACCGTCTTGAATTGCAACTTGGCCTTGCCCTTTATCTTCTTTCAAAAAGAACGGTGAATACTCGTATCTAAACGAGAAGTTCCTTCCAATAAAAGCATCATCATAATCAGCTCCTGTATAATCACCTATTGAAGTGAAAGAGGTGCTGGTTACACGGGTGTTGTTAATACGAAACCCTCTCGGGGCGTTTTGGTCGCTTTGGACAAACTCAATACCTACAGGTGAGGGATATGGTAATGTAAAGGTCGTTAGATCAGTCACAGCATCATATACCCTAGTGCAGTCAGAGAATTTAAAACTATGATCGAGGTGGATAGGGAAAGATGACGAAGACCTTACTGAGTCTTCTTCAATATTGATTTTTTCCAGATATAATCCATCCCCAGTGTAATCGATTAGTAGAAACATATCGTTATCAACGAGGGTGAAATATTTGACATCACCTTCAAATAACCATTTACCCCAAGATGATTGAATTTTACCTTGAGTGCCTTGGAAATATTTGTAGCAATACATCTCTTTAGGGTTATTACCTAGTAAGAAGATGCTAGATAACCTACTAGACCCTCCAATGTATTGGACAGGTGATTTGATATATTCGGGAATTTGAGCAGAAACTTCATCTGCATTCTCTGTATTCAAATCGTTATCGACAAAATACTCCATAAACTTAGAGTTTGTTCCAGTATCATCTGCGAAATATACATACGCCCCGACTTGAACGGGTGTCTGTGTACGTGAGCAGTTAAAGGCTGACGCAAAGGTCAGTGAGGCTGTTTTTGGGGAAAGTAAGTCTGCCGAGTCAAGAATGTACTGCGTCCGATCTGAGAAGATCAGGAGTTTCTTGTTAAACGGGACTGCAAAGTTCAGGAGTGTAACCTGTCCTGTGACAGCGGCAATATCAATTGGGTCGCTATCGACTAGCTGGGCAACAGTGGTGCGCCAGAAGTTTTCAAAATAATCAGCTTCAGATAAGATCACATTTTCATCAGATAAGAAGCCCATTCGGCCTCTATGGATGAATATATCGTTAATAGGTTTCCCTATGAAACTAGGATCACTGTTTGTGTCTTCATCTCCAGCATACAACTCTGCCCACGTATGTTCACTAAATGTAAATTCATCGGTGACAGAATCGTATATTAGTTTATGAGGAAGGGTTGAAGCCGTAATAGTGCGTTTTTTGTTATACCCAAATGTCTCGATCCAAAGCTGCCGAGAGTCCTCATATACAACGTAGTAATCATCACCATCAAATCCAGGCTCACCTAGAATACGGACAAGCCGTCCGTCTTTATCCTGTGAAGGTAAGTCCTCAAAGCTTGTAAGCTCAGATTTAAAAGCCCTCATGGCATTACCACCGTTACCTTCATCAATCTGAACGGTGTCAGTGGCTGGAAGAAACAGTGATATTGTTGAGTTATGACGAGTTGCGGTGTAACCCGCCGCAGTAAGGTCGTTGGTCAACTCTTGAGCAATTGTCTCAGTTCTTTCGACGGCGTTAGAAGCCTCGGTGTTTGCACCTGTAACAAAGTTAGCTCGTAATGTACCGTTAATATACACGGCATAATTTGAATTTGACAAAGACCCTTTAATAAAGATCGACCAATAGCGAGTAGGATCAAGTCTTGCAGGGCTAATACTAGCTTCACTGGTTGTGGCTGCTGCTGCAATCACGGTTCTATTGAGAATGAAGATTGTATCACCAACCGTGATGGTCTTGCAGTTTTCTCGGGGGTTTGCGTTAAAGTCTAGGTAAGTCGAAGAGAGTGTTCCATTTACAACCTTAGCTGCGCCAGTGTCGTCATAGACTTTGATATCGTTATCTTGGAATGTTACGAAGAATTTCTTCCCATCAAAACGCTGAAAGAAGTGTCCTTTTACATTACCAACAACATTATTACCCACACGGGCTACAACTTCACTGCCTGAGCGTTTCTGTAGGCCAGATACCAACGATGCCCAGCCGTTCTCCATTTCAGTACAAGAGTTTTGTAACCGAAGAGCTGGAGGCTGCTGACTGACACCGTTGAACATATTAGGCATTGAGCCAGCAACAAGAGCCATTAGTAATTCCTCCGAACTGGGGCTGTACGAGACACCGTGGTATAGGTTGAATAGCTATCGGTAATCATATTGTGATCACCAGTCTCAGCTTCTTCATGCTGTAGCAATGCCCATGCTTGCTGCTCATCGCCACGGTTGAATTTGGATAAAGACTCAGAGCCTAGAGTTCTCTCTTGGAAAACTCGTGATGACCTCATAGTAATATACCGACGGGCAGCTTCTGGAATCTCATCAAAATCTAAAGCGACTGTGAGATGGAGCCGTAGAGAAGCTGTGAATAGGTAAGTGTTATCCTTGCGGTCATACAGCTTCATTCCACGCTGAACGACATCAAGGCTGCTATCTTTCTCAACCGTATCAACACGAAGTGTGTTGGCAGGGAGAAGGATTTGATTTGAAATATTAGGGGAGATGGTATGAACCTCAGTGTTCCAGTGCCAGCCATTAGACTGAACTTCACGAGATACTTCATCAATAATTGAGGAGGCAACCTGAGCGTCCACTTGAAGTCCTGTGAGTGAAGCAACTGGAGCTTCGCCTATGTTTGTTAGGCAGACGTTCACGGCCTCTAGTTTGGTAGTAGGGGTCAGTGCCATGTTTTTTCCTCTTAGGTAAAAAGAGAGACCCCCGAAGGAGCCTCTCTAATTGTTTGCTTAGGCAGACTGAATCTGCACAGCAGCTTCGTTACGCAGTACGCCATGACCGACAGCATACTTAGCTACCATGAGTGTACCCTGACGACGAATGTCGTACTCGGACTCAGTAGCCAAATCCATGAGCTTCACAGTACCAGCAGCAGACGGGTGGAATACCAGTGCTGTGGTGTTTGAAGCGTCAACAGCTTGACGGGTTGATGTACCAGCAGCGACACCAGTGGTGACGTTTGCAGTCGGAAGGTTGTTAGACTTCAGGACATT